ATGTTTTTACATCTGCTGGTACTAGTTCACTAAAACAATGTCCTGCAATTGCTTCAGCTAGCGGCAAGTTACTATTGCCAGTGATAATTTTCATTTTCAAATTTGCTCTTTCGTTTTACATATTAAAGTTTACACTAACACCACAACCACATGATGATTGTGCATTAGGATTTCGTATTTCAAAATTTGACCCCACAAGGGATTTTACATAGTCTACTTCAGTGCCTATCAAAAACATCAAGCTATGTGAGCCAATAATAAAATTATTGCCTTCTGGTGTTGCTACAATTTCGTCGCCATCCTCGATCTCTCGAACATCACTAATCGTGCCCCAATCGTATTCAAAGCCGGCGCAGCCGCCACCTTTCATATTTAAAGTAACTGCAATGACATTATTTTCTTTGCAAATAATATCAATCTGTTTTTCTGCCGCTGGTGTTAATGTTAATATACTCATATTAATCTCCTGTTCCAGGCTTACCACTAAACTCAGGACCTTTGTTTGGTCCGTCATATCCCTTCTTGGGATTAAAGTCATCAGCGTTAGGCATAGCCTCCTGCTGTTCTGTAATATTAGGCCATTTTACAGAATGCTCATGATTTAAATTAACCCAAAAGTCAATATGCTCCTGTGCCATTTCTTTAGTTGTATCAGCAAATATCGCACCTGCTGGACACTCTGGCTCGCACACTCCGCAATCAATACATTCGTCTGGATTAATAGCTAAAAAATTCTCACCTTCATAAAAGCAATCAACTGGACATACTTCTACACAATCAGTATACTTACATTTAATACAATCTTCATTGACAAAGTATGTCATATATTGTTAGCCCTTTTTATTTGTTTGTTTTTGCTCTTTAAGCAATTGTGCTACAAGATCGTCTTTCTTTTTGCGTCTGTCTAACTCAACACCATATTCACTACGGCTAATCTCTTCAAGTTGTTGCTTGGTTAGTTTACCAAGTGAAGCCTTGGTGTGCTTCTTTACTTTGGGAGTATTTTTGCCTGTTGGCTTTACTGTAAGTGTACTGGTAGCTGTGATGTTTTTACTATCAACTGCATTTGCAATTGCTTCTGGTACTGTTGCCGTTTCATCTTGGCTCAAGCCAAGGAATTGTTTTAATCTGTTTAACATTTTAGTTCCTTAAAAAATACCAAGTGCTAGTTTGCCTTCTTCACTAATTACATCTGGTCCCCATTGTGGATCAAAGGTAATTTTGACATCAACGCCTGTTGCTTCTGTACTTATCACGGCGTTGCTTACATCCTCTATAATATAGTCGGCTGCAGGGCAAAATGCACTGGTTAATGTCATTGTTATAATGACGTTAGTTGGGTCATCAGTATTTATATCGTATATTAGACCCAAGTCATATACGTTTAGACTTATTTCAGGATCATACACTTCTTTAAGTGCATCAACTATTTTTTCCTGTAAAGTATTATCCATGTGTTAACCTAAAAATTATTGCATCTTCTTGACTACTAAAGTAAACACTTATCATATCAAAGTTTCTATCAAATCGGAACCCCCAACGTGTGCCAGGGGGTCCATACATTTCATTCATATAATTAATGAAATCTCTTCTGATTTTCTTTCCACCTGTGTAACAATCATCGCCATCTCTTTTAACAACATAGTTATACTTAAAGTGACCGGAATTTATATCCCACTCGCTGTTGATTTTCCATGTGTTTTCAGTTGCTATCATTATTAATCTATTTGGTCATCCAACCATCTTCAGCATGACTAACTTTTTGCCAGGTGTCAGCATGGCTAAGCCAGGTGTATGGCGTATAGATAGCACTATTGGATCCATGCTCTGCACATTCTGCACTTTCACACCAACAACGTCCGTCTGTCATTTCACGCACCAAATTATCTGCAAATCGCCATGCATGTTCTGCAAACTTCTCTGCACCTACACCATCTAGTTGTGTAATTTGTGCAAGACCTTTTGTTTCTAGCACAAGTAGATCATCTTTCATTGGATCATTAATGTCAATCACTGTCTGATGATCAAAGGTATCTTCTAACCATTTCTTTAGTGGCTTTAGTCCACCAAAGTCTACAGCCCAATTACGATGATCCAGATCATTTGTACCAAATACAAATTTAAACTGTAAACTATACCCATGTAAGAATCTACAATGTGAATGATCTGCATGTGGTTGACGGAACACCGCTGATAGTCCGATGTTATGTCCGTATGTTTTTGTACTAAAGTGAGGCATATATTTTCTCCTGTATTATAAGGACGGAGTATTTAAAGTGGGACGATCCTATAGGACCACTGTATATATTTATAGCAGGTAAATTAACGTTTGTCAATAACTTTATCAGCAAGTCCATACGCAAGTGCTTCTTGCGCACTCATAAACTTGTCACGATCCATATCACGTTCAAAATCTTCATATGTTTTACCAGTTGTGTTATGTTTCACATATAAGTCAGTTAGCATTTTCTTCATCTTCATAATTTCATGATAACTAATTTCAATATCACTTGCCATACCTCTGGCACCGCCACTTGGTTGGTGGATCATTGTACGACTGTGTGGTAATAGGAAACGTTTGCCAGGTGCTCCTGCTTGTGCAAGGAAACTGCCCATACTGCATGCTTGACCCATTACAACTGTGCTTACGTCTGGATTAATAAACTGCATAGTATCATATACACTCATGCCGTCAGTAATAACGCCACCAGGACTATTGATATATAGTGTAATATCTGCGTCTGGATCTTCACTTTCTAAAAATAACATCTGTGCAACAATTAAATTACACATGCTTTCTTCCACTACACCATTAAGCATAATGATACGATCTTTAAGCAATCGACTGTAGATGTCATAACTACGTTCGCCTGCACTTGTTTTTTCTACTACAATTGGTACTAGCGCCATTACAGTTCCTCCAAAATACCTAAAACTTCTGCAACAAGTAACCCTGCCGCTAACCATCCCCAACTACCTGTAGCCAAAGCCGCTACACATCCTACGATGCGTGTGGCACTTTTTACAAGACTAATATAGAAATGTTTTTTACTTACATCAACTGGTTCGCTCACTATTTGACCTCCATCATAGGGTCTGTGGATTGTGAATCGTGCCAGTCAGTTTGATCTTTATTAAATCTACGTGATGTTGTTTCTTTACGTAGCATACCATCTTTGATTCGATATGTAATTAGTTCTTGTTTAATTACACCTTCTGGGTCAGTTTCAAATGCACTGACAAATGGTCCATCATATTTTGTATTCATGTTTTATCTCCTTGAGGTACTGGCGGTGGCGGTGGTACTTTTTTCTTACGCTTACCCCAAGCGCCGCCAGTGTATTCTATATTTTCTGTTCTAGCATGGGGCTTACAGACTGTAACTTCTCCACCTTTGGCGAAATATTCGGCAATTGCCGCTTTGTCATAATCTGCTAATCCTTTTGTATTCTGTTCCATCGATATCTTTCCTTACTTAATTTTTACACCCAATTGTTTTAAACTATGCTGTACGCATTTAGCCTGTGCTTTACAATCCTCAAGAGCATCGTGTGCTGCAAACTTCATTGTTTTACGTGGGTCTGTTGGCATAATGCTAAACAGTGTTCTACTGTCACGCACTTTCCAAAATGCCCAGGGATATGGTTTGTTGTACTGACGATATAAATTTTCCATCATACACATATCAAATGTCGGTCCTTGTGCCCAAAACGCATCTGCGCCCACACACCAACGTTTTAAATGATCCAACATGTCATCAACTGGCGTTCGTTGTTCTAATCCAAATGCACTTTCAATAACTGCACGTGGTTGTGTTGCCCACCATGACATTGTATCTTCATTGGTAGTACGCCCACGCTGTTGTTGTTCATCAATATCAAGTTTGTAAATAAACTCGTCAAAGATTCTATCTCCATTGGGGTCAAACTTAACTCCACCAATACTGAGTATTACAGCATCAGGAGTTGTGCCCAATGTTTCTAAATCTATCATCACATGTGTGGTCATTAATATTTTGCCTTTTCTGGGATTACGTGTCTTACACCGCCTGCTGGATCTGTCATATCACCTCGCTTGCGTGGAATTAAATGCACATGTGGATACATAACAGTTTGCCCTGCACTTATGCCAGCATTTACGCCTACATTAAATCCATCACACTGCTTGTTGCTTACCATGTTATTACCGAACTCATATGCTTGCGCCAGTGCCACTGTTATGTAATCAGTTGAATCATTTTTAGGCACAAACAACAAGTGACCTTCAGTCACAGGATACTTGTCTTTAAATACCACAACTGCATCTGTGTCATATAATACATCTGTCCAAGGTGCTATTTTTGCAAACAATGCTTCTTCAAGTTTCATTCTTTCTCCAGTTTTCATATTGTATCCATAGTATACAATATATTGCCAAAGAAATCAAGTTTAAAGTTAGTAAACCATACCAAAAATTAAAGGCAAAGAAAATACAAACTGGATAATCCCACCACTTCATTATCGTCTCATGCTCGCAATATCTTTAGCGTCTTCCTTTTTATCAGCAAAGACAGGAACCATATTACTTTTGTGCATAGTAGCGATACCCAATAACTGACGTTCTCCACTGTACACCATTTGTTCTTTGGCAGTGCCGTTACCACAAACTTTATCACTAGTGGGTAAAGTAGGTCGGTCTTTGCCATAGTCAGGGATGTTACGAAGCTCAATATCAGTTCGTTTTTTAGCCACCAACTGATCAGGGTGTACACCTTGTTTGCGCAACCACTTGTCGTGTTCAGCTTGAGCCGCCAACTGTCGTTTGTTTTTGGTTGTCTTTTGTTTGCGATTGTATTTGGTTGTGGTCATATAAGGACCAACTAAATGCATAGTCATGTTAGTCCTCCCACAATCCATATAATAAATGCACCCGCTACAATCCACGGTGCCAGTTGCCATCCTATACGAATAGCACCTATCAGTACCGCAAACACGATTCCTATCATTAGTCCCACCACAGCTAGCAGTGAGATAACGTCCCAGATATTATACAAATGATCCATTAGTTAGCAAATACACTTGTTACTTTTAGACGAAGTGTCAGTGTGCTACCAGGATTTAGATAACGATGACTGTGTGTTGTATGACGTTGACCAGCAAGCTCATATGTTACAGTATATCCAGCAGTTTCCTGGATTTGCTGATTAGTATAAGTTGTTGTACAGCGTTGTTCCTGACGGTAGCCAATAATTTGCTTGCCGTTTTGTGATTTGTTTGCACCAACAACACCACCCAGTATAGCACCAGCTGCGGCACCTTTGTCGTTACCGCCCAATACTTTACCCAGTACACCGCCGATAATCATACCACCCAGGGCACCTTCACCAGCATTACCACCGCTACTATAAATTGGTACTTCAACAGTATTACACGATTGGACTGGTTGTGAGATAGTTTTATTCACGTAGTTAGGCTGACTGTCAAGCACTGGTACTTTTACACGAATGTTGTCAGCATATGCCGCAGTACTCATTACACTAGCCATTACACCGGCAATTAAAAACTTCTTCATAGCTATTTCTCCTAATGTTTATTAACTATACTTGTATTATACGGCAAGACGCCTTGGTTGTCAAGCCTTTTTTTGTGCTTGTGTTATCATATCCCATGCCATACTGAGATCAGTAGTGCAAGTGACTGTGTTGTCCATTAATGTAAGTTGTACTAATTCCAACAGTACATCAACTTCCATTTCATCGTCTGGGTGTAATGTATCCATCCAGTCCCATAACTCTTCTGATGTTTTGTATTGCCACATCTTATCCAATATATTTTTTTGACGTTTGGTTATACCGTGTATTGAAATGTTACTCATAACTGATCCAAATCTTCTGTAAACTGATTGTTAGGGGTTGTAGTATTCCAATACTGCAATACTTTTTTGTTTTCTTTTAGTTGTGCTTGTAGATCATCCACTTGCTCTTTGGTAAGTGTCATAATGTTTAGTCTAAGTAAACGATCAGTATCAGTATCCAATGCACTTGTTTCAGCAAGTATTTGTTTGGCTACATCAACCTTCTTTTTACCTTTGAACTTAATTTTGTCGTCAAGCACTGCATTAATAAACTCTACTTTGACTTTAAGCCAGCGATCTAATTCAGTAAACTCTGCTACCCGTGCATTGATTCTGTCTTGTAGTATTGCTAATCTAAACTTACAAAAGTCTACAATTAGTTCACGCTCATCTGTATACTCACGTAACTTACTGTTGTGATCAATAACTGTTAAGTTCTCACTGTGATTTTTAGTGAGCTTAAACTGTTTCATAATCTTATCGTGTTTCCACTTTGCACTTGTATTCTGTTTAAGTTTGATATCAAACTGGAAGCCTTGCATGCTACATTGGTCATCATAACTGTAGATCTCATTCTCATCTTCCAGTTTGTCCAGGATCTTGATATAACTTTCACGGTCAAAGCCATAAGGTATTTCAGTAATAACCATACGTGTTGAGCTTGGCTTGTGATAAACACCATCACACACATAACGATCAATACTGGCATCATATGTGGTTGTTCCTGCAAAGTCTGGAAAACTTACATCCAGTCTTTTGGCAATCCTACCTTTGGTCAAATACTCACGACATGCATCAATAATACTTTCCAAACTACGTGGAAGAATGTTTGTAGCAAAGCCAGTTGCGATACCTTTGGTACCATTGGCCAACACTAACGGCACAACTGGTATATAAAACTGTGGAGGCGTATGCTCTGGATCTTCATGTTCTGGTGCTAAATCGATATCTTTGATGTACTTGTGGAAGTTAGCATGCACTCTAGTATATACATAACGTGCCGCTCCTGCTTCCTGTACCTGACGTGTACCAAAACTACCACGACCCTCAACCAAACAAATGTTATTGTTCCAGGTTGCCGCCATAAGTTGTCCAGCACCTGCCGCTGATGTTTCACCATGTTGATAACCATAATCACTCACAACACCACTAACTGCTGATACTTTTTTGTAATCACGTGGCGAGTTTTCCAGTGAGCTGTAAAGATAAAATCGCTGTACTGGCTTTAGCCCGTCATACATATTTGGGATTGCACGATTGCTAATTGTGTACATTGCATAGTCGTACATTTCATTAGCGGCGACTTCACTTAGATTATAATTACTGCTTTGCATTAAGCGGCCTCCTTGACCTTTTGTGGAACTTGTCCACTTAACCATTCTTTACGTGGGCTACTGTCACTACCCATCATTACATCAAACCAAACTGGCTTGTCAATGTCTATTGTACTAAACACTGGCTTGTTAATAATACTATAATATTCATCTTCTGTCAAGCTGGCAAGGCCTTTAATATAACGGTGTTTAAACCCTTTGGCTTCGTCACTGCTTTTAAATGCCTTTGCTTCGTTATAACGATAAAACCATTTGATCTCACCGCATCCTTTTGAACTAATCATAATAGGTGTGCGTGTCATGTGTATACGGTTTTCTGTAAACAAACGTGGCCAAAACTTATAAAAGAATGCCAACAGCAATGCACTGATGTGGTTGCCGTCCATATCAGCATCTGCCAGTGTTGCCACATGTTGATACGCCATGTCGTCAATACTGTCTGGATTGTTAATATCCAATCCCAACACTGCTACTAGCTCGCCCAGCTCTTTGTTTTTAAGAGCGTCTGCTGGCTTGATGTCCCAGGTGTTCATTACAACACCACGCAGTGGAAAGCCTCCCACTGTTTTGGGATCACGCACTTTAAGCAAGAAGCCAATAGCACTATCGCCCTCACACAAGAACAATGTAGCATTGTCGCCTGTTGCTTGAATATGTTTGGCAACTTTGACCTTCTTTAGTTTCTTTTGTGCCAGTGTTGCCGCACGTTTGTCTGCCGCCATCTTTTTAGCAAGCTGTGCCTCAACAATTGGATCAATAATATCAGCACTGGCCATAATCTTTTTAGCAATACTGTTAAAGTTTGGTATCATTGCTGTTTCATAATGTGCTTTAATAGCACTCACATTGTTTGTGAGTCTTTCTTTTGTCTGACTATCATACTGTGGATTTGTGAAGTTTCTGGCAAATAAGACAAATGTGAGTCCGTTCTTGATTGTACTTTTACCTACTTCAATCTTAAACTTACGTTTAATCATTGCCCCAAGCTCGTCAACAACTCCATTAATCAGAAAGTCCACATATGAACCGCCTTGTCTAGTATTAACACCATTAATATAACTGGTAGTGCGGAAGCCGTCTGTACTGCTGGTAAAGAAGTATGCTACATTATTACTCTGTGCATGTACAACACTTGCCATCTCATCATCACTATATAGTGAAGCGTATTTGCGAATGTTACTTTCTTTGATGCGTCTAGCATTAAACTTAAAGCGTATTTCTGGGAAGGCAATCTGTAGTGCTGTTAAACGATCTTCAATCAAGTCAACAGTAGCCACTTCATCAATACTATCAATAGCAAGTAGTGATAAGTCTGGGGTAAACACAACTTGTGTACCACTGCCAGTTTTTGTACCAGTTTCAACACTTACACGATTTGCACCATCATTACTGATAACTTTGACACTCTTGCCTTTTTGCCAAGTAAGGCCAGTAAACTTCTTACTCATAAAGTTTGTACAAGCTGACCCAACACCATTGGCACCAATAGTAACACGCTCGTCATCAAAACTAGTACCAGCATTTACTTTGGTCCAAGCCGCTACAGGGCGTAATACTTTTTTGTTTGTATTGGTGTCCAGCACCTCGTCCTGTGGAATACCACGTCCATTGTCTGTAATGGTAATAGTGTTACCTTTGACAGTAACACCAATCTCATTTGCATGTTTAAAGTTTGTACGGATGGCTTCATCAATAGCGTTATCAATAATCTCATCAATCATTTTATTCATGGCTGGAACATATTCAATCTTCTGCCAGTTGCCCAAAACAAAACGTTCAACTTCTTCACGTGCTGTGGAGCCCAGATACATACCTGTTCTCATTCGCACATGATCTCGTGCGCTTAATACTTTAAAATCTTCTTTACTCATGCCTATCCTCAATTACTAATTTATGCTAACTATATAGCAAGAATGGCGGCTTGTCAAGCGACATACCGCCAAAACCTTTATTTTTGTACTGATCTCAGTGCTTGCGCAAATATTTCAGTGTCTGAAACTTTGTCCATAACAGTCAACAACTCCAACATTTCCTGCTTGTATACTTTGGAAAAATTAGGATCATTGGCGGATATGTCAGCACTGTTGTCTATAATATCTGCACACTTTACAAACTGTGCTTCAGCTGATGCATCTGCGCTGTGCGCTCTGTCCATTGCTTTTCTGAGCTTGCGATTACCATCACTGGGCTGACTGACATCTGTGAGTCCATCGACAATTTCACCAATATCATTCCCAAACTCCATGCGAACATCAAGTATATCAACATCTGTATCCTCCACAACATCGTGTAAAAAAGCGGCGGCGATTTGATTATCACTTCCACCAAATTGCTCAACAATTTTGGCAACACGAATTGGATGTACAATATAATCCTCACCAGTATACTTGCGCTTTTGTTCAACAAGAGCGTGAGCCTGTGTAGCAAATATTTCTGCTTTTACAATCATATCTTCCATGGTGTGCCTCCTTTGTTAACTTATATATACATGATACAGTAAGACGTCTTAGATGTCAAGTAAAATATCTTACTTTTATAAAATAATTATATCAGGTGTTTATCTAGTGTGGTCTAGCTGTAAATATTATCGTTGGGACCTGTAATTTTAACACCCAACATAAAAGGAGGGTATTTCAATGGAAATCCTTAATAAAGTAAAAGGTTGGGCATCTGCACTAGCGGAAGTTGGTGTAAGTATTGCCGCCTTAGCGATTATACTAGAAGTTCTTGGACTAGGCAATATGCCATTCATGCCATCAGACATGAGTGTTGTTGCAAACGTAACAGCAATGTTAGGTTCTCTAGGCTCTGAAGGAGTAATGGGACTAATCGCAGTATGGGTACTTTGGGCCATTTGGCAAAATAAGTAACATACGTTTTACTAACTAAGGTTGAGAACCCATACTAACGGAAGTCAACCTTCTTTACCTTCTTTAAAATTTGGAGCGGACGAGGGGAATCGAACCCCTATCTTCAGATTGGAAATCTGTAATAATACCATTATACTACATCCGCATTTGGTACTCCCCACAGGACTCGAACCTGTAACCAAAACGTTATGAGCGTTCTGCTCTAACCATTGAGCTAGAGGAGTATTATTTGGCAAAGGTGAGGAGAATCGAACTCCTGCTTCTGGTTTTGGAGACCAGCGTGATACCATTTCACTACACCCTTATTTTTTTAAAACTACACTATCTTTGACCCTTTCGAGGTCTCTGTCTCTGCAAAGACACCTTATTGCAGTAAGGTTTAGTGTAGTCATAAAAAAAGCCCCCAACATTATTAGTGCCGGGGGCTTGTCTAAAATAACTTTTTAAAAAGTCACATCAAGACATACCCCGACTTCGCGGTGGGCACCAACCTAATATATATTGTTGTATCGATCTTGACATGTTAAAATTCCTATTGTTCATTTACTTCTACACCACCTTTTTTGCCACAGTGTGGACAGGTAAAGCTAAACCTTTCGATTCGGAGGCGATCCTCCATTGTTGCATAAGTGAACCAATTGTTACACTTTATGCATGTTAAATGCCAAATAATTTCTTTGACTGCTTTAAACATCGTACCTTTATTTATTATGGCAGACAGGGTGGGATTCGAACCCACGGAACGCTTGCACGTTCTCCGGATTAGTAATCCGGCGCTTTCGGCCACTCAGCCACCTGTCCTAACTATATCTTACTATAACTTATTGTACACACAATGTCAATAGTTAATTTACACAAATCCTAAAAAACTTGCACACACAGAGCCTGCAATAACACCAACTAACCCCCAGGCTAATACGCCCAGTTCACCTTCAGTTTTAGATGTATCTACAACTTTGGTTCCGATAAATCCACCAATCACTGCACCTACAATTACTGATACCAAAAACATTATGTATTCCTTTGTTTGTTGATACCAATATAACTTATCAGAGATATAATGTCAACAACTTTTTTACAGTTTTTCAAAAAAATAGGAAGGATGTTGCCACCCTTCCTGATCTTGTTAACTTTTGAAACTATAATAAGTTATTAGAAGCTAAATGTTGCTGTGACTGCAGGAGCAAAATCTTCTGCATTCATGTCGTAATTGACTGATGGCTCTAATTCGATACCATTAAAGTCATATGCATAGCTTGCACCTAGGTTCTGTGTCATATCGTCTTGGTCACCGTTGATGTATGCTGTGAAACCAAATACTGTACCATCTGCTTCAAATGCAAACTTTTCAGTTGCTTGTGAGTATGTTAATACGCCACCAATTGCATCTACATCTGCACGTGCGCCCAGTGTATATTTGTTTGTGTCTAAATCATAATCAATGGCACCTTTGACTGATGCTGGACCTGCGCCAAATGTAAGTGCAGCAGCCACTGCTTCGATGTCGCTTACGTCATTTGTAAAGTCACCAAATTCTACAGCCACGGCAGCGTTGCCCATGTTTAATTGAATTGATTCATCCATTTTTGGATTATGTATTGTGTGTTCGCCTTCTGCAGCTACCCAAACGTCACCCTGTTTACCAATTGATACAGTACCGTCATTAAGTTCTGTTCCCAACTGCCATTCGTCCAGTTGTGCTGTTGCGCCATCAATTGATTCAACATTGAATGATGCAAATGCTGTTCCACCCATAGCGATACTTGCGCCTAGAGTTTGTGTTGCTGCCCAGTCGCCCGCGGCATTTTCTTTAAATTTTAACTCGACTGAACCGCCAAGTACTGGTCCTGCAACCGGTGCTACAGTTGCGTCTTCAGCAAATGCACTAGTTACTACCATTGTTGCTGCAAATGCAGCCATTGCTAGATTTTTCATTATAGTTTCCTTCTTATAATAATGTAATTGTTATATACACAAAGAAATAGGCGATGATCATCATCGCCTTTCTTACAGTACTAATTATCAATTTGATCATTAGATTGTACAGAATTCTGTTGTAAAATATGATATTAATTTGTAAATCGTTACTTTATTGCAACAGTTCCCTCATGTATGGTAAGTTGTAACTAATTCTGTTGCCAGGCTAGTTACCAACCCCTACTTACCTAAATTAGGCAGCTAAAGCCATTTCTGGCGCATAATTATCGTTTGCAATTATGAATTGTGACCAATAACGCAGTCATCCGGTTAACTCCACTTCACTACAACACCTGTCGATCCTAGTTCAGCCCCGTCAAATGTACATTAGGGTTACTGTCAAATGTACATTTGGTGGAGCTGCCGGGTACTGCCCCCGGGTCCAGTATGCGTTCACGTTGCTTCAACGTTAACAGTATATTTATACACTATATAATAGTGGGTGTCAACCTTTTTATAATAAATTATTAATGATACTTAAACAGATTCGCCAGTCATTGAGATACACAATGCCTGTTGGCCAGGATCAAAATATCCGCCGCCTTTTCCTACTTCTTCACTAAGACCATCTCGTGCATAAAAACACTCAGTCATATTATCGTGAACACTCACAGTCTCAACATAAGGTACTGTATCATAAAAATATATAAAAACTAAAACCCACATCAGTATTCAACTCCTGCATAAAACGGAATATTTCGATCTTTGATAAGATCACTGCCTCCCAATTCCGGTAAATCAATGATAGTAGCAACTGCAACTGTGGTGGCTCGCAGTTGTTTTACCATATCCAAAACAGCACACACAGTGCCGCCTGTTGCTATTAAGTCATCAATAACTATACATTTGTCTCCTGGCTGTATACTGTCACTTTGTAACTCCAGTGTATTTTTGCCATATTCCAATTCATATGACGCACTTTTAATACTACCGGGCAATTTACCAGGCTTACGAGCAAGCACCAGTGGTCCTCTTGTACGGTGACAGAACACACTGGCAAAAATAAATCCACGGGCATCAATGCCTATAATCTTATCTACAGGACAATACTTTAACAGATTGCTGTACATAAAATTATTTGCCAGTGCAAATCCTTCCTGACTTGCACACAAACTTGCTGTACATTTGAAGTCAACTCCGTTTACTGGAAAGTCTGGATAACTTTTGATATACTGTCGCATATTATATTATGTATTATTACTAAAATGAGTGTTTAGCATTTCAATACGATCAGTTGCAGCCGCCATTTTGTCAAGTTCTTCCTGAATAGCTTCTACAATGTCGCTGTGTTCACCAATACCCACACTCTGATGCATGTACACCATAATGTTTGTTTTAGCACGTTCTAGCTCACCTTCAGCATGCATACGTGCGGCTTTTACTAATTGTTCTTTCATGTTTTCTCTTTCTTTTTTCTGGCTGGAACGATAGGACTCGAACCTATACTCTACGCTACCAAAAAGCGGTGCATTACCATTATGCTACGTTCCATCATTTGGTGCCCTCACACGGACTCGAACCGCGGACCTATTGATTACAAATCAATTGCTCTACCAGCTGAGCTATGAGGGCTTTAACTACGTGGTTATTTATACATTTAACCACGTAGTATTTGGTACCTGCACCCGGACTCGAACCGGGACGCCATATGGCCACAGATTTTAAGTCTGTTATGTCTACCATTCCATCATGCAGGCAGTAATTAATTGGGGTGTAAGTGACCACGGTTCTACGCTTTTTTTGCTCCACGCTACTCACTAACGGCATACACTTGCCGGCATACTTGCATCGACCCTTTTGTTGTGACTGCGACATCACTTCTCATCATATAGGACTTGGTAACCTATACTAGCTGGTGCTACCCAACACGTCCTTTATTGTCTAACATACTACACTGTTTCTGCAGCAGTGTCAACAATTTTTTCATGAATTCCTGTACGAACTTCAAATCCATCACGAATATATTGATTGCGTAAATCTATTACTTGTGGGCCGCTCAACATCTCCCAAATCAGGAGTTCGCCATCCGGCATTGCAATTTCCAGCCAATAATCTTTTACCATTGTTTATGATTCCCTGATGCTTGGTTATCTTCATAACCTTGTTTATATTCTGCAATTTCTGACGGTGTCATATCTTCACGTGATATTTCGTCAGACTGATAAGTGGCGCCCACAAAGTAATGTGGACAAAAGCCGCGGTGATAATAATTATCAGCCGCTCCCCGGTCATATGGACCGCCATGTCGTTGTTTTTCGTCTTCCAACATATACCTCCTTAGTCTAAACGTGATCCAGCATATGCTTTAAAGCCATATGATTCAAAAACTTTAGCAGCAGCTTGTGCGCCAGCTTCTTTAACATCTACATTCTGAACTGACAATCCGCCTGGATTGTAAATTTGAAATGCTTTTGTGTAATCTTGTTGAATACCAGCCTGCTTCATCGCACGGCCCAGTTTAGTGTTACCTTTGACACCATAGATGTTCATCCAAGCAAAACCACAAGGGTAATTATCTTTACCACCCAAATTGGTGTCTAAATATTCCTGTGATGCAGCAGTTGCCGCACTGGTTGCTTTTGCAATGATATCTTTGATTTCGTTCGTGGTATACATATTAAAACTCCTGCTTTATTAACTTATACCATGATTATACGGTAAAACGTCTTGGTTGTCAACCTTTTTATTCAGATTAAAACCCTTGAATAACAAGGGTTTGTAAATCTTTTTAATTTTTTTTCTTGAACATATCCCAGAACATCCAAAATAATGCACTAACTTGTATTAGTATTGCGCCGATTCCTACTCCAACGAAAAAACAAAAGCCTACTTTGATTAACATTTCCATTATTCATCCTCCTCATCATTTGCGTTTACTTGTATGGTTAACCAAAGTGGACCACATAGTGCAACAAGCGTACCAAGTATTAAATTGCCAACGGCCATAAAAGTGATGCCTAAGACTACACAGATAATAGCGTAAATAATCATTCCTTGTGACATTTTCTTTCCTTTGTGTTTGTTTAACTTATACTAGTAATATAACGCAAAAAACCCACACATGCAAGTCAGCATAAGTATGGGTTTCACTATAAAAAGCCTATTTAAATAGATTATTTTTTAAAGACGTACACACCTTCGTACTTTTCTCTGCCGGCCAGTTTGTCATTACCCACGCCAGGACGAGTGTTTAACATCATTTTAATCGTACCCGTATGCGTAAAACCAATCTTTTCAGCCATTTTGATCCAATCCTCCACAACAAAATATTCCTTGTTGCCATAACTCTTGTAGTCCGCGATGTTGGTTGCAAAGACGCCGTCTGAGTTGAGTCCACTGTGGATATTTTGCATTGTTGGCGCAACATATCCATCAAACCACTCCGACATCGACGTATACCTGACCATACATTGTGTTTCTTCATCCGAATACTTCTCCAAGTTAAAGTAAGGTGGACTACTAAATGCTAAATCCATATCCTCAGGCTGATATTCCTCACTCACACTTTGTACAACAGTGCCAGGATTCGCCACAAGTGTATTTAAGTAATTTAGCCTCTCAACTGTTTCAGTATTGGGATCAATACATGTGTAATCATAACGCATATTACTGGTGGTAATGCCCAACAGTCTACCTCCATAACCAGCACTGTAGTCATAAACACGACCCCAGAGATCAGGACACAGATGCTCTGCAATTGCCCTGGCATTAAGTGGTTTAAAGTTTTGTACATTCTCTCCACTAACCAGCTCTAGCGCACGGCGAACGGCTGTGGGATATACCAAATGATTGCCTTCACGGAACTCAAAGCAGATACGGATAGCACGTTGGAGTTTTTTATCGTTATTAAATCTATCCATTAAACTGTTGGAACCTCTGCCTTTGGGTTCAGCAGTCATCATATTGGTAAAAATAAATCTATTAATGGTTTGGCCCTGGTTATTACCCAAGCCTATACGTCCGTCCACTACGTTATTACCACTGGTTAAAGCAAATTTACGAATTTCATCACGCAAGCCGGCTTCAGTATAATATGTTATTGGTAATAAACCAACACCACGATACAGATCAAACACCTGTTGAATAGTATCCACAGGATCCTTTTGATATACTTCAGTGGTAAATGTGTCTAGATATGAGTAATGTTCCTCATATCCAGTAAACACATCTGCGGTTATATGGTGTGGTTCAATGCCCCAAAAATTATAAATCTGTTGGAGCATGTAGATCTTCGTAATCCTGTACGATGTTTTGTTTTTCTGTCATCAGTGACTCCAGTGATTGAAGTGCCATACGTTTCTCATCACTAGCACCTTCTGCCATGGCAATCAGTACAGTTTGCATAACGTTGATGTCATTAATTAAGTCGTTCATTGTCATCTCCTTAAGATGTTACCATTTCAAATCGTGCTTCTGACTCAGCTTCTTCACGCATTTCAGCAATTATAACGTTTACAATTTCATCAAATGCTTCGTAAAAAGCCTTTGTTCCATCAAACAAACGGTTACACTCATCAAACGCATCTGCGTCAACAAAACTCCAGTTAATGCTACCATCAGCATTCCAGTTGTCTGAATCGAAAGTTGCTTTGGTAATTGAGTCTTGTAATGTTGCATAATTTGACATATTGTATCTTTCTGTTTAACTAACTTATACTATGAATATACAGTAAAACGTCTTGGTTGTCAACCTTTTTATTAAAGATAAAA